AAATCCTGCTACGTTATCTTGTTCTAATGCTTTACCTGCTGACATCAATGCTCGCATACTAGGCATAATGTCTAACGTAAGCACACCGTTCTCTAAATCTTTTCTAATAGCAGTCCAGATAGTCTCGTCTAAACCATGCTTTTCTTTTAAATGTTTCTCAAAGAAATCAAAGTATCGAGCCACTGTTTCATCCCAAGTTTCTCTACGTTTCTTATCTTCATTCCACCTAGCGTACCTGCTAAGGTGTATAAACTGTTGGTAGTTTGTAGGTAAACCTACGTCATCTATGTTTTTTTCTATCATGTTATGTTCCTGTTAAAGTATATATTATTAATTGTAAAAAACCTGTTGCGCTCAACGCTAGAAAAACAAGAGGCGGGAAAGCGTCTACCAGTTGTACTTCTGCTTCTAACATAGCAGTTACTCCAAGTGAAAACGCACTCTTAAATAAATAACCTAGACAAATTAATGTTTGAGTTAAAATTAAAATTGCAAGTACTGCTGCTGCTGCTCTATCATTAGAGAATATTAAATATAAACTTATAGGTATTCCTATAAAAGGAATCATATATAAAAGTCTACTCATTATTTGTTTTGTCCTCTGTCCATAAATGTATAGCTATGATAGCGTAGTGTATGATCTTTAATAAGTCTCCTTGATTTTTATATTCTCCAGTAACAGAGTCAGGTTTCTTACCGTACCTTATAGCGTACTTTATAATGTTACCCATACAAAAACCATCTCCATGTCCTGCATCTATAACCATCTCTGTTGCTTGTTGTTTACCCGCAGCATAGTGTTGTGCATATGTATTATCTACATATCTTTTTATTTGTTCTATTGTATTTTTTTCATTAAATTTATAGTCAATCATTTTTAAACTCCTTTGGTAAGCTATCTTCAGAATACCATTTAAAATTATTAGTCTCAGCCCACTCAGCGTGAGTTCTTTTTGTTCCGTCTTTTCTTTTCTTAGCTGCAGGCATAGGAGCATACGGCTTTTGAAATATAAATACAAGTTCCATTATAGCAGGTAATGCTTTACGAATCCAGATATATTTACTATATTCTGCATGATCCCAGAACCTACCCTTAGCTTCAATAAGTATTTTATCTTTTGCAAAGTCAGGCTCATAGGTATGCTCTACTACATAAGGTACTTTGTTTGTGTGGTGACTCCAAGATTTAAGTACGCCCTGATGTAGATTATACTCCCACTTACTATCGTATCCTTTAGGTACGTTCTTTTCTTTAGGTCTAATCTTTCTAGGAAATCTTCTAGGCATGTAAGACTTCTTCTACTTTAGGAGTTCTAACTACTTTTGTTAAGTAAGTTAAACCGTTAGAATATTTAAAAACTCTTAAGCCTTTACCGTCGTTAGCATTTTTGTGACACTCAAATTTATGAGCGCAGTAAGTACACTGTCTAGCTAATTTTAAATTACCGTAGCTGCCATCTTCTTTTGGTGGGTAACAAAAAGCAGGAGGTTTTTTCTTTTTAAGTAAAGCTTTAAGATTTTTAATTTTTTTAGGAATGTCTGGCTTATCTAAATCGTCAGGTTTAAAAAGAACAAGTTCTCCCGACTCTTTATTTATTACAAGAAAGCCACCTCCATCAGTTTTCTCTGCTTGCTCGTAGCCTGTAAGCTGAGCTATGTATCCAAACACATCGTCTTCACGGAGAGTTCCGTCTTTAAATTTTCTAAACGCAAAGTTAGAGGCTGACTTAACGTCGATAACTTCTCCGTTTATTTTACAGTCCATGTGTCCTAGTATACCAGATACTTTAACTTCTTTCTGCTGGTCTGTAACTTCGTACCCTGCTAAACGTACAAGCATTAGAACAACTTCTTCTAACAAGTGTCCGTATAAAAACTTTATGTGTGTAGAAGGAGCAACCGAGGTTGAGTGTACGTTTGTAGAGTTAGCGTCAAACCATAGCTGTCTTTCAGGTTTACCTATGTTAGACATTCTTAGGTGTTGCTTCTTCTTTTTATAAGGTTTAGACCAGTGTAACAAAGCAGCAGCCATTGCTTTACCGAATGCGTTGGCTTGTTCTTCTGATATGTTTAGTTGTTTACCTTTATTTAAATCATCTAACTTTGTGTAGATATTATTTACTAATAAATCTAAAGTTTTTTTACTCATCTTTATGCTCCGCAAATCTTAGTTGTCGAGTGTCGGGATTAAACATTAAAAATTTAACACCTAACTCTATTTGTTTTTTTGTTCTTCCTGCTTTATACATTGTTCTATTACCTGTATTGTTTCTGTGATCTGGCTGTGCTGTCTTAACATCTATTAAAATACTGTCACCTTTCTTATCCATAGCAATCATGTCTATAGGTCCAGTACATCCTGAGTTTTGGAATACTTCATAGCCATTATCCCACAGCCAAGTAACTGCGTAGTACTCTGCAAAGTCTCCTTTCCTTTTGTTGTTCATTTTTTTAGTGTGTTTCACTCCAGTTCCCTCCGTATTTATATTCTCCGTCTAAAGGACAGCGTAGTTTATAGTGTTCACCTGCTTCTACTATAGACCTAACACCTATCGAACCTATTAAGTCTGCTGTTTGTTTAGGTGCTTCCATCTGCCACTCGTCATGTATGTTAGCTACAAACTTATGCTCTAGCCCTGCTTCTTTAAGATGCTTATCAAATATAACAAGAGCTTTCTTCATAACAATAGCTCCTGCTCCTTGTAGCAAAGTATTCAAAGCAGCGTGTTCGTTTCTTATGTGTAATATTCTACCATCGATTGCTTTAAGATAAGATTTACCTGCTGCTTCAATGACTCTATCTCTCAGTTTTTTAAACGCAGGTTTGTTTTCAAAGAATAATTCTCTAGCTTTTTTACCTGCTACTTTAGAAGCTTTTATTACACTACCTAATCTAGCATCACCTGCTCCGTACATTAAAGCATAGATAAAAGTCTTAGCCATGTCTCTTGTTTTAAGACCTGCAAGTTTTTGGTTGGCTGAATGTATATCACCATGTAGTATTTCTTTTATAAAATCTTCATCGTTCATGTAGTGAGCTAACATTCTAAGCTCTAAGCCTGACGCATCTATACCTAACAACACATTACCTTCTTCTACTGTCCAACAAGCACGACACTCCTTACCATAAGGTTGTCTAACACTCGGAATTTGCGCAGTGTTAGGGCTACGGTGTGTCATACGACCTGTTATAGCACCGTTAGAGATAACAGAACCGTGTATCCTATCGTTTTCTACAGCTTCTAACCAAGAAGATATCTGAGCAATACGTTTTTGTAGTAATAAAAACTCAGCTATCATCTGTGCTTCTGGTATATGTTTTAATTTCTTAAGAGTTCCTTCGTCTATAGTTGGTTGACCAGTAGGAGTAAAGCGTTTAGGTTTCCATCCTAACTCTGTAAGATATTCTCCAATCTGTTTACGGCTACCTAAATTAAACTTCTGTAATTTTTGTCTCATGAAAGGTGTCATGTCACCAGATAATTTTATCTTGTTATACTCGGCTGTGCTTACTCCTGATTTTGACAGAGTTTTATCTTTCTTTAATTTAGGAACGACTTTTCGGATGTCAACCAGTCTAGGTTTAAAAGTTTGTCTTACTTTTTCTTTAACTTCTTCTATCCTAGTTTGCAAATCTAATAGTAAAGTCATGGCTGCTCGGTCATCAAAAGCAAAACCATTCTCATGTTGTTGTTGAATAATCTTAGCAACATTATGCTCTAAGTCTATGGAATCGTTAGAGAATAATGAAGAATCTCTTTCTAATCTGTCGTAAACAAACTCATTTAACTTGACATCTTGCACACAATATTTAAGCATGTCGGGTGTGTATTCGTCAAACGAATCAGGTGATTCCATTTTAGGCACACCTATTTTATATCCCCAAGTTTTTAAACTGTGTCCGTTTTCTTGGGCAGGATTAAACAAACGAGACATTACTAATGTATCTTTAACTTTGTTTGTTAAGTCAACACCACATAACTTTTTAATTACAGGTATGTCAAAACCTATGATGTTGTGACCTATTAATGTACCTGCCTCTTTAAGAAAGTTTATACCTTCTTCAATTTTATTAGGAGGAAAACGATGAAACTCTCCACCTACAACTTTAGCAACGATACACCATATTTTTGTAGGTTTTAAACCATCTGTTTCAATATCAAAAACTACTTTAGAATTCAGTGTCTGTGTACTCATTATCAAATGTCTCCTCTGTTGTGTCCTCATGTAGTCTACCTGTCTTAGAATCATAAACTAATTGACAAGCTAAACCAGTGTCTCCTGTGTATCTTGATTTCAATACTCTAACTTTAGTTGTGTTGGCTTCTTTTTTATTAGCAGCTTGTTGGTTTCTTTCCAAAGCTATCACACAATCTGAAAGCTGCGCTATACCTTGTGATCCTTTAAGGTGAGATAGAGATACTTCAACTCCTTTCTCATGTCCTTTCTCTCCTGCTGCTCTTCTTAAATGTGAAACAAGTATCATACCCACACCTGTCTCTTCTACTAAAGATCGCAAACGATTCATTAAACTATCTATGCCTCGTCTCTCATCACCTTCTGTCATTACATTAACAAGCATGTGTAAGTGATCTACTATAACCCATTCACATTCACATCCAACTATTATATATCTTAGCTTAGAAAATATCTCATCTATATCTGTCGCACCTAAGTGTGCATGAATAAATACTCTATCTTTCTGAATTACTTTATCAAAAAGTTCAGACAGTTCTTCATCGGAATACTTATCACGTTTTTCATTAAGATAAATTCTATCGTTAGCCTCAATAGAAAGTAAACCATCTGCAGTTCTAGTCCAGTTTTCTTCGAGTGCAATAATACCTACGTTATCTGTTGTATTTTTAATGAGCCAATGCTCTAGCTCTCTAGTAACACTAGACTTACCAAGACCTGTGCCGCCTGTAAGAGTAACTAACTCTCCTTTACGCATACCAAATAACTTTTTGTTAAGCCCTTCCCAAGGATAAGCAACACTCTTCTTTACTTCTCTATGAAGCCACTCATCTTTTTTACTAGACAACTCTAGTATACCTGAAGGTGTGTATGTTTTAGCATCCCAAAAAGATTTATTAAATTCTTTGAATGCTTTAGATTTTAGCATATCATTAGCATCTTTAAAGCCATTAGGTAATGTCATAATCTTAGTCTTGTTAGGTTTTAAAATCTTAGCTACTTTTTTAGCAGCTTCTTTACCTTGTTTATCAGAGTCAAAGCAAAGAACTACTGCATCATAAGACTCTACAAACTCTATACTTTCTCTAATATCTCTGACTGCTGATGCAGCTCCTCGTTTCAGAGAAACAACTGACCAGTTACCTTTAAACATTTCATAGACAGCCATAGCATCACACTCTCCTTCTGTTATCGTGAGATATTTACCGCCTTTACTAAAGAGTTGTTCACCAAACAAGCCTGTGTTTTCGTATGTTCCGTTCCAGTAAAAAGATTTGTTAGCTGTGTTCCTTCCTTTAGTACCTACAATATCAGTACCTGCATAATAAGGGTAGATGTGTTTAATTATTTTGCTGTCAATATCTTTAACACTTTTAACACCGTAAGCTTTAGCTGTATCTAAAGAGATACCTCTATCAGTAAGTGAATTATATTCTAGTGTTGGTTCAATACTGCTTGCAAAATCAACAAGTTTAGCAGGTGGATCTGGAAACTGAGGGTAAGTTCCTTGATAATTACTAGGTCTTTTTGGTGGTTGGTAGTTTGGTTTATTATAATCAGGAATAAACTGGTTGCAACTAAAACATTTTGCTGAGCCGTCTTGGTTAACAGAAACCGCATCACTACTGTCGCATAGTGGACAAGGTTGTTTGTGTTTTATAAATTTACTTTGTGTTTGCATATCATCTCCAAAAAAAGAGGCGGATAAGTTACCACACTTATCTCTTATACTGTTGTCGTGTTGCCTCTTGTGTGTGTGTTTTAATTTACTGATTTTGTAACTACTTCTTCCTCCTCTGGAGATTCTTCCATAAGAGAGTCTTCGTTAACAACAGCAATTATCCTACCTGAAAAGAAATTAATACTTGCATCCAATTCTTCCATGTCTAGAGCAAGAGTTGCTTTCTTTTGATTCAACCTTTGTAGCCTACCGAAGATACCTTGTGCTTCTTCTGGTAAATCCTCTACCGAAATCTGCACACCATCAATAGTAACAAAAGGTTTCTGTTCATCAACCATATTAAAACTCCTCGTTATCGTTGT